AATTGTTAGTTAGTGGTGGCAAAATTACCGTAAAGCAGTCCAGTCCGGAAATACTCCTTAAAAGCACAAGTAGCGCGTCTCAATCTTCTAGTAAAATTGTTGCCTCGACTGGAAGTGGAAGTGTATCCCCACCAAACGGTCAAATACTATGGAAAGGTCTAGGTCAGGCGGGTGGTGCAGGGCTGTATTTAACCACATACCAGACCACCGGATCATATCCAACAAGCGAAATATTTATACCACAAGGTACTGCTAACGGAAACTTTTATATTAAACTTAACAACAGTAATGCGTTAGAAATAAATCCATCTACACCGCAAGTCAAGTTTAATGCATACGGTATCGGAACGTTTTCAGGCACAGTATCAAAAAATCTTGCTGTAGACATTAATGGAAATGTAATTGAAACCGACGGAAGTGTGATAGATGGATCTGGTACAACTAATTATGTAGCCAAATGGAGTGACGCAAACACACTAACTGACTCTCAAATATTTGACAATGGGACAAACGTTGGGATTGGTACTGGTTCGCCAACCTGTCTGCTTGATGTAGCTAATGGAGAGCTTAATGTTGCGGGAGGTGATGGTTACCGTATAGATGAAAAGCCTTTTGCTACTTTTGGCTCAGATTTGCTTACCTTAGGTGATTGGGATGGTGAGGGTTATTCTACTCGTATTATGGGTAATGATTCATCAGAAGTAATGAGGATTACTGATAAAGTTGGTATAGGAACGAATGTGCCAGGCGCTACACTAGAGGTAAAAGGAGATAGTTCAAATACCGAGCCAGCCTTTAAGGTAACAGAAACAGGCGATAGACTTTTTGAGGTAGGGCCTGATAATTCTACCGCTTTTTTGTTAGGTGATTTGGATGCTCTTGGTGATGAACCATATATAAAAGGAACCTACAGCAATATTGAAATTTATGCAAATAATAATTTAACAGCAAAATTTGATTCTAATAATAGCGTTGGTATAGGAACACCTTTTAGCGCAAGAGCCGCAGAAAGTACACTTGAAGTAGCTAAAAACGACCAAACAAATGGTGCTACTATAAGTATTACAAACGCTTTTAATGGAGGTGGCTGGAACGAAGGTGATGTATTAGGGTCTATTGATTTTAGAACTGATGACGCTTCAACAACTCAACCTGTAAGAGGTAGGATAGAGTGTATTGACGCTGGTTCAAATAATGCCACCTATCCTTTTAAAAACGCACTTACATTCGGTGTTGGGCATTTTAATAATGCCATGGATGAAGTTATGAGGATTGAAAATAATGCAGTTGGGATATTAACAAACAACCCTGGAAGAACCTTAGATGTAAATGGTGATTTTAATGTTGAGGGAGGTGATGGATATTTTATAGCGGGTCAACCCTTCATATATTATTCTTCTAGTCAAGTTGATATTGGAGATTGGGATGGGCAAAGTTTTAAAACATCTCTAATGTTTGATGGAGATTCAGTTCTTACAGTAGGAGATCTTCAAACGAGCGACTTGATAGTTACTCTTAACCAATTTCCCGCAACTGTTGAATCAAGCTCAGGTTCTACTCTTAATCCAATCACAACCGACAAAGCTTCAGCCGATACGCTAGGAACTTTATGTGTTGACCCAAATGGCGTGATTGTCAGGGGAGAACAAGAGGCAACATGGACATTTACAAGAGCTCAACTTAATGGGTCTTTAGGTATAACTTTACTTAACGCTCCAGGAACTAATAAAGCTGTGATTGTTACAGAATCGGATTGGATGATAAAGTATAACGCAACCGGAAATATTAGTACTAATCAAAATTTTGAAATAAGACAGGCGAGTAATACCGCGCCAAATGCTATAATTTCAGTATTACCAGGACTAAGAATAAATGAAATTTTAAGTGCTAGCCAAGGAACACCAGCAAATCCAAGCTATGGGTTTTGCACAAGAGACGTTCCTTTACAGACAAGAACTTATAAAACTAATACCGCTACCACCTTACACAAACTAACAGGTGATCAGTTACCATCTGGAGTGATTAGCATAAGTATAAAATTAAAGTACAGAGTATTTGACGGAACAACTTTTTAAAAAAATAAAATGACAAATATATATACTTGCACCATAAACAAACTTGATGTTCATCTAAATCATGATTCACTTTCAGATGTAGTTTATAAAGTGCATTGGACTTATACTGTAACCTCAAATAAATTAGATCAAGACGAAATGCCATATAGTGCTAGCACCATCGGTGTTTTTTCTGTAAGTGATCCTGATCCTGAAAATTTTACAAATTTTTCTGATTTGACGCAATCGCAAGTTGAAGGTTGGCTGACAGAAGGTGGTGTTCTATCAAAAGCAAAATACTATGTTACCTCTGTCCTTGAAGAAAAAATGACACCTATTACGGAAACAAAAGATGTCCCTTGGGAAGAAGGGGGCGAATAAATTTACTTAAATTAAATTATTATGGACATAAGAAAAATATCTGTTGGGCCAGATTACAAGGCTAGCGCTATGCATTATATTGTGGGGCAGGACGTCTTAAATGCCACTCACAAAATTCACTTAATACAGCACGATCAAGAAAGAGAATCTATAAAGGTTTGGATAGAATCTAAAAAAAATGAAATATTGTTGTGGAAGGAGTTCAATAAAAATATACCCGTATCTTTAGAATATAATATTAACTTCTAATGAGGTCTCCTTTTTACTTTATAGTATCTCCGTGTGGAGAAGTTAGGTATGATGCTGTAAAAAAATACGACAACAAAGAGCTTATAATAAGCACTTCCAAGGAGGATCACACTACTTCTAACAGGTTCGCTTCTGTAATATCAACCCCGCTAAACTATAAAGGACCTATAGAGCCAGGGGATATTCTTCTGGTTCACCACAATGTCTTCAAATATTACTACGACATGAAAGGTAGAGAGAGAAGCGGAAGAAGTTTTTTTAGAGACAATCTTTTTTTTATAGATCAAGATCAGTTTTATATGTATAAAAAAATGATTAAGTGGTACACCCACGATGACTATTGTTTTGTATCTCCGTCTCGAAGTAAAAAATCTATATACCACAAGACACAAAAGAACGAGGATCTTGTTGGAACTGTAGTTCATTCAAACAAAAATTTATATACTCTTGGGGTAAAGGAAGGGGATGAAGTCATGTTTACCCCAGACTCAGAGTATGAGTTTATTGTTGATGGTGAAAAAATGTATAGAATGAAAACAAAAAATATTTGTGCTATATTGTAATGGAAGACAAGTCTAAAAAAATAAGAGAAGATATAATATCCGCTGGATATATAGCGGTAAGACAGCTAATTAAGATAGCAAAAGAAGAAGTTATCAAACCAGATCCAGAAGATGAATTAGCTGCAGATAGGCTTAAGAATGCCGCTGCAACAAAGAAGCTTGCTATATTAGATGCATTTGAAATATTGTCCAGAATAGAAGGAGAGAAAGACAACATGGGAGAAACAGACACAAGTTTAAATACAACCCGAGGTTTTGCAGAAAGAAGATCAAAATAATATAGCTCAGGAATTATTCGACTTTATTCCAAAGTCTGTTCTTTCTAAAAAGAATAAGAATAAAAGTTGGAAGTACGGCTATGACCCTAAGTATGACGTGGTTGTCATATCTAAAACAGGACAAATTGGATCTGTGTTACACATATCTGGATTAAATATTGCTTTACCCAAATACAATGAAAATGCATTTAAAAGATCTAAAAAGAAATCAGATCAACACTGGGAGAGATTTCAGTACCCTGCAGATCTTAAAAGAATTCAAACAATATTTCAGTGGAACGAAGCTCCTTCTTCTTTTAAATCAAAGTGGGTTGATTATATAGAGTCGGAGTTTGATAAAAGAGAACTTGGCTATTGGTTTTACAATAACGGGAAGCCTACATATATAACTGGAGACCATTACATGTATTTGCAGTGGAGCAAAATAGATGTGGGTTATCCTGAGTTTAGGGAAGCTAACCGTTTGTTCTTTATATTTTGGGAAGCTTGCAGGGCTGACTCCAGGTGTTTTGGACTTATATATTTAAAAATAAGACGATCTGGTTTTTCATACATGGGTTCTAGCTCGTGTGTTAGCACTGCTACGTTAGCTAAAGATTCAAGGGTTGGCATATTATCTAAAACAGGTGCTGACGCTAAAAAGATGTTTACAGATAAAGTAGTCCCAATATCAAGTAACTACCCATTCTTTTTTAAACCCATACAAGACGGTATGGATAAACCTAAAACTGAATTAGCATACAGAGTTCCAGCTTCCAAAATAACAAAAAAGAATATGTATACTCAAGATGATACTGATCTTGATGGGTTAGATACAACTATTGACTGGAAAAATACTGACGATAACAGCTATGATGGGGAAAAACTTTTACTACTGGTTCATGATGAGAGTGGTAAGTGGCTCAGACCAAACAACATACTAAACAACTGGAGGGTAACAAAGACATGTTTGAGGTTGGGTAGTAGAATCATCGGTAAGTGCATGATGGGATCTACTTCTAATGCTTTAGATAAAGGGGGTGACAACTTTAAAAAGCTTTATTATGACTCTGAAATTGCAACACGAAACTCTAATGGACAAACAAAAAGTGGAATGTACAGCTTGTTTATTCCAATGGAGTGGAACATGGAAGGGTTTATAGATAAGTTTGGAATGCCTGTACTTTCAAAACCCAAATCATTAACAGTTGATATTTATGGAGATCCTATATATCAGGGGGCTATAGACTATTGGGAGAATGAAGTGGAGTCTTTAAAGAATGATCCAGATGCATTAAATGAATTTTATAGGCAGTTCCCTAGAACTGAGGCTCATGCATTTAGAGATGAAACAAAAGAATCTCTTTTCAATCTGACAAAAATATACCAACAAATAGATTACAACGACACACTTATTAAATCTCACTTCCTGACAAAAGGCAGTTTCCACTGGAAAGGAGGCATAAAAGATTCAGAAGTTGTTTGGACTCCAGATGAAAGGGGAAGGTTTTTAGTTTCGTGGCTACCACCCAAACACATGCAAAATAATGTGGTAAATAAAAATGGAAGAAAAATACCTGGAAATGAACATGTTGGTAGTTTTGGCTGTGACTCTTATGACATATCCGGAACTGTCGGTGGCATAGGATCTAATGGGGCTTTACATGGCTTAACAAAATTTAATATGACTGGAGCTCCTAGCAACGAGTTCTTTTTAGAATATATAGCAAGACCTCAAACAGCAGAGATATTTTTTGAAGATGTGTTGATGGCTTTAGTCTTTTATGGAATGCCTGTGCTTGCAGAGAACAACAAGCCTAGACTTCTTTATCATTTAAAGAACAGGGGATATAGGATGTTCTCTATGAACAGACCAGATAAACATAAGCACAAGTTATCTACAGCAGAAAAAGAATTAGGAGGGATACCCAACACCAGTGAGGCAGTAAAGCAAGCTCATGCCACGGCGATTGAAAGCTACATTGAGCAATACGTTGGGCTAGATTTTGAGGGCGTGTATAGGGAGTCGGATTCAATGGGATCTATGTACTTTAACAAAACACTAGCCGACTGGGCTAGATTCAATATCAATAACCGAACAAAGTTTGATGCTACAATAAGCTCTGGATTAGCTATCATGGCAAACCAGAAGCATGTGTACTTACCGCAAAAAAAAGAATCAAAAATAAAGATTAACTTTGCAAAGTACAGTAACAAGGGAACTTTGAGTGAACTTTTAAATTAATGGAAGAAGTAAAAATCAATATTTCGTCTGTTTACTTTCCTACGCAATTTGTCTCTGATTCAGACAAAAAGAAAAGTGAGTATGGTTTACAGATAGGTCAGGCTATTCAGTACGAATGGTTTAGAAAACAGGGTTCTACTTGTAGATACTTTGACCAATACTCTGAATTCTGGAAGCGTAGACTTTATGCAAGAGGTGAACAACCAATAGGTAAATACAAAAACGAATTAGCTGTTGACGGCGACTTGTCTTATTTAAATCTAGATTGGACTCCAGTTCCTATCTTACCTAAGTTTGTAGATATAGTTGTCAACGGAATGTCTGACAGATTATTTTCTGTAAAAGCATATGCTCAAGACGCATTGTCTGCTGAGAAAAGAAATAAATTTCAAGAGGACATAGAGGCACAAATGGTGTCAAAAGATTTATTTACTCAGATTCAATCTGACTTTCAGGTAAATCCTTTTGCTGGAGATCCTGACGACCTTCCTTCTTCTGATGAAGAACTAAACTTATACATGCAATTAAACTATAAACCAGGTATAGAGATTGCAGAAGAGGAAGCTATAAACACTGTGTTTGCTGAAAATCACTATGAAGATATCAGAAAGAGAGTTGATTATGATTTAACTGTTTTAGGTATCGGTATAGCTAAGCATGAGTTTTTAGCTGGCGATGGTGTTAATGTGAGTTATGTTGATCCAGCTAATGTTGTTTATAGCTACACAGAAGACCCGTATTTTAAAGATTGCTTTTACTGGGGAGAAATAAAAACTGTTCCTATTACAGAACTATTAAAGATAGATCCTTCTTTAACTAACTCAGACTTAGAAAAAATATCTCAGTATAGTCAATCCTGGTATAATTACTGGAACACCTCTCAGTTTTATGAGAACAGTATATTTAGTAAAGACACGGCTACCCTTCTTTATTTTAATTACAAAACAACCAATAAGTTTGTTTACAAGAAAAAAATACTTGATGCGGGAGGAGCTCGGGTTATTGAAAAGGACGATCAATTCAATCCACCACAAGAGATGATGGATGAGGGGAATTTTGAAAAAATAGAAAAAACCATTGATGTTTGGTACGAAGGCGTTATGGTCATGGGTACTAATATTATCCTCAAGTGGGAGATGGCTGAGAACATGGTTCGTCCACAGTCTGCATCTCAACACGCTATGTCTAATTATGTGGCAGTAGCTCCTAGAATGTACAAAGGAGTGATAGAGTCATTAGTTAGAAGAATGATACCATTTGCAGATCTGATCCAAATCACCCATTTAAAGCTACAGCAAGTAGTAAACAGGATGGTCCCTGATGGCGTTTATATAGATGCAGATGGCTTAAATGAGGTTGACCTAGGTAATGGTGCGGCATATAATCCAGAAGACGCTCTAAGGCTTTATTTCCAAACGGGTAGTGTTGTGGGTAGAAGTTACACTCAAGACGGAGAGTTTAACAACGCCAGAGTTCCAATTCAACCTCTCACAGGAAACACCAGTCAGTCTAAGATGTCTGCTCTCATAGCTAACTATAATCACTATTTAGGTATGCTTAGAGCTGTGACAGGTCTTAATGAAGCTAGAGACGGGACAATGCCAGATCCAGATTCTTTGGTCGGTTTACAAAAGCTAGCTGCACTTAACTCCAATACAGCAACAAGACACGTGCTTGACGGAAGCTTATTCATAACTCGAACCCTAGCGGAGGCAATGTCTTGTCGTGTAGCTGATATTTTAAAGTATTCAGACTTTAAAGAAGAGTTTGCTATGCAAATAGGAAAGTACAACGTTTCTGTTCTTGAACAAATAAAGGATCTTTATCTATATGACTTTGGAGTTTTTATAGAAGTTTCTCCTGATGAGGAGCAAAAGGCGGTGTTAGAACAAAACATACAAATGGCCCTGTCTAAGGGTGATATAAACCTTGAAGATGCTATTGATATACGGGAGGTCAAGAATATTAAAATGGCCAATCAGTTATTAAAAGTTAAGAGGATTCAAAAGCAAGAGAAGGATCAGCAAATGAAACTTCAAATGCAACAAGCTCAAGCGCAATCAAACATGCAGACCCAACAGGCTGCTAATCAGGCTGCGTTACAAAAGATTCAACTCGAAGGTCAAATGAAAATGCAGGCTAAGCAAGCTGAAGTAGCTTTTGAAATAGAGAAGATGAAAAATGAGGCTCTTCTTAAATCTCAATTGATGGATAGGGAGTTCCAGTACAACGTACAGTTACGAGGTATGGAGGAAGTCTCTATAAACAAAAGAGAGCAAGAAAGAGAAAAGGGCAAAGCCGAAAGGATTAGCCAGCAAAATTCAGAGCAATCTCAGCTCATCACTCAGCGGAAAAACAATCTGCCTCCAATAAATTTTGAGTCAAATGAAGATACATTGGATGGTTTTGATTTAGCTGAGTTTGACCCGAGATAAGCTTAATTTTAAGAATATATAATTTAATAACTTTGCAAAAATAAAATCAAATGGAAATCAAAGTAAAAGCGTTAGACGAAGTTGAATCTAAGTCTACACAAGAAGTTGAAAAAGAATTGCTAGAAAAGCACGAGTCTGCTGAAGACCAACAAGAGGTTGCCGAAGACGTAAAAGTAGAACAGCCCGAAGTTGAGACCCCAGTGGTTGAAGAACCTCAGCAGGTAGATGCTCCTAGCTTAAATGAAGAAGACGTTCTTTCATATATTAAAGACCGATACCAAAAGGAGTTTACATCTGTAGATGATTTATTTTCTCAACAACAAGAAAATGAAGAACTCCCAGAGGATGTATCTGCATATTTTAGATACAAAAAAGAAACTGGTCGTAACATAGAGGATTATGTAAAACTAAATAAGGATTACGGATCTATGGACGACACGTCTTTGCTCCATGAATACTACTCACAAACTGAAGAAGGTTTGGATTCGAGTGACATTCAAGATCTAATCAATGATAAATTTTCGTTTGACGAAGAAATTGATGATGAGAAAGAAGTAAAAAAAATTCAGAGAGCAAAGAAGAGAGAGCTTGCTAAAGCTCGTAAGTATCTTAATGAGTTGAAAGAAACTTATAAAGCGCCTCTTGAGTCAGGGGGAGTGGCTGTTTCTCAAGCTGATAAAGAAGCTTATGAGGCTTACAAGAAATATGTATCTGATGCGCAATCAAGTCAGGCGGAAGCCCAGAAGAAATCTGAGTGGTTTTTACAAAAGACCAGCGAGGTTTTCAGTGATGAGTTCAAAGGTTTTGAATTCAATATCAATGATCGCTTGTTAAGTTTTTCTCCTGGAGATGCGAATGAGTTGAAGTCCAAACAATCTAATATTATGACTTTTATCAATAAGTTCATGAGTGAAGAAGGTTTGTTGACAGACGCAAAAGGATACCACAGAGCGCTATCTGTAGCAATGAATCCAGATAAGTTTGCTCGTTATTTTTATGAGCAGGGTCAAGCTGATGCTGTAGAAGACGTCGCTAAAAAATCCAAAAATATTAATATGGATGTGCGACAAACTCCACAGTCAGCCCCAAAGAGCGGATTAAAAGTAACTGCAATGAATCCAGATTCAGGGCGAGGATTGCGTATTAGAAGTATAAAAAGAAGTTAAAACTAAAAACAAAACAAAATGGCTTTAAATGCAACCCCTGGTTTTGATCTACAACCAAGTGCTGAGCGCGTGGTTTTAGAGTCAAACTATATTACTAACTTCGATTTCCTTAATCAGTATCTTCCTGATACTTACGAAAAGGAATTCGAGCGTTACGGAAACCGAAGCATCGCTTCATTCTTACGACTTGTTGGCGCAGAGATGCCGACTAACTCTGATTTGCTAAAGTGGGCAGAGCAGGGAAGATTACACACTAAATATGAATTTGTAACTACAAATGCTGCTGCTACTGATGACACTGCTACTTTTACAGTTAATGATACACTGAACCCTGGTACGGGTGGTATCGCTATCCGTAAAGGACAAACGGTAATGATTTCAGATAATACTGCTGCTTCTACGTTTTCAAACAAAGCTGTAGTTACAGCTGTAGACTATGCTAATTCACAATTTGACGTAGCTTATTACGAAGCTGGAGGGCAAACTTTCGCTGCTAATAACGGAGCTGGTTCAAAAGCAACTGCATGTTCAGTATTTATTTATGGATCTGAGTTCAAAAAAGGAACAGAAGGCATGGAAAACTCTCTTGAGTCTGATGACTTCATCTTTGAGAACAAGCCGATTATCATTAAAGATAAGTACGCTGTATCAGGTTCTGACATGGCTCAAATCGGATGGGTAGAAATTACCTCTGAAGATGGAGCTACTGGATATCTATGGTATCTAAAATCAGAGCATGACACTCGTCTTCGATTTGAAGATTATCTAGAGACTGCTATGATCGAAGCTGTTCCTGCTGAGCAAAACTCTGGAGCTGCTACAGTTCTAGGTCAAAATGCTGCTAAAACAGGAGCTGGTTCTGAAGGTCTTTTCTATGTTGTTAATCAACGTGGTAATGTATACGGAGGCATTCCAGCGACTCTTGGAGATTTTGATGACATCATCCAGCGATTAGACAAGCAAGGAGCTATTGAAGAAAACGTTATTTTCTTGAATAGAACTATGAGCTTCGCTATTGATGATATGTTGTCACAACAAAACTCTTACGGAAACCCAGGTGGTACTTCATACGGTCTCTTTGACAATGATGAGGATATGGCCTTGAATCTTGGATTCTCAGGATTCCGCAGAGGTTATGACTTCTACAAGACTGACTGGAAATACTTGAACGATCCAACAATGCGTGGAGACATTCAAGGTGGTGAAGTAAATGGTATTCTTGTTCCTGCTGGATCAACTACTGTTTATGACCAAATCCTAGGTAAAAACGCTAAGCGTCCATTCTTGCACGTTCGTTATAGAGCTAGCGAAACTGAAGATCGAAGATATAAAACTTGGATCACTGGTTCAGCTGGTGGAGCGAGAACTTCAAGCTTAGACGCGATGGAAGTACACTTCCTGTCTGAGCGTTCGCTTTGTACTTTAGGTGCTAACAACTTTGTGTTGTTTGGACAATAAGAAGTAATTAAATAATATCAGAGGGGTAGATGCCACGCAAGCAAAAGCCCTGTATTCTGCCCCTCTAGATATTTTTGTAAATTTTAATATTAAATCAAATGAAAAAAAATAAAGTTTTAAAAACAAAGGTGTATAGACTAAACAGGGAGGCTGCTCCACTTAGCTATATATTACCTTCAAAAGATTCAGCCAGACAGCCTTTGCTACATTTTGATGGCGAATCCAACAGACCTCTTAGATACGCAAAAAACCAAAAAAGCCCTTACCGAGATGAGCAAGACGGCAATGCTGTTTTAGAGCCCATTATATTTGAGGATGGTTTTTTAAGTGTAGGCGCTGACAATCCAGTTCTTCAAAGATTTCTAGAAATACATCCTGGAAATGGAATGGTGTACAAAGAAGTAGACCACGAGAAAGACGCTCAAGATGATTTAGAAAAAATCAATAGTGAGGTGGACGCTTTGATTCTCGCAAAAGAGATGGACATTAGTTCTATGGAGAACATAGGTCGTGTTCTTCTTGGACTAAAAGTAAATAGTATGACCTCTGCGGAACTTAAAAGAGATATCTTAATTTATGCAAAGAATTATCCTTCTGATTTTCTAGATGCAGTAAACGATCCGATGATTAAAACACACAGCATGGTTGCTAAATGTTTTGATCAGAATATTATTTCTTTAAGAAACAAAGGTCGTGATGTGTATTTCAATTTAAAGTCCAACAAAACAAAAATGCTTACAGTGCCATTTGGAGAAGAGCCGATGTACACTGTGTCATCTTATCTTGTTAGTGACGATGGTATTGAGACATACAAGTTGCTTGAAAAAAACTTAGATTAATTTATTATCTTTGCTTAAAATATTTAAGACATGGCAAAATATATTTCTCTAGTAACTAACGATGGAACTGAGCTGATAAATGCGGATCAAATTTTGTATTCTGAAACAGACACTAGCAGTGCAGCTAAGATTCATTTAGGAGATGGCGCACACCACATTGCTGTTACAGGCACTAATTTAACAAGCGGATTTGCCGAGGCTATAAACGACGCTTTAGAGTCTGCTGCAAGTACTGCTTCAAGTAGTTCTACAACAATTCCGGTGCTTTTGCCAGGAGGCATGACTGTCACAGGATTAGCGGTGACTCAGTTCGTGTAACTTAATAACAAGTTAACTTACTAAGCACTCTATTTTAGAGTGCTTTTTTTTTATTTCTTATCTTTGTACAAAACTTAGAAGATGATTAATGAGGTACGAAACACAGTACTCGCTGTAATCAATAAAAATAATTACGGGTATATAACTCCATCAGATTTTAATCTGTTTGCGGAGCAAGCTCAGTTAGATATATTTGAGGATTATTTCTATCAGTTTAATAGTCAAATAAATTCAGAAAATGCTAGACGTTCTGGATCGGGTTATGCTGATATTAAGAAAGGTTTAGAGGAGGTTATTGATTCTTTTTCTATGTTAGAAAATTTAACGCACGATACAGGAAGTAAGTACACTTTACCTACAGACCCTAACTCATCTAAAGGATCTTATTACCTGGTCAATAAAGTGATGTATGGATCTAAAGAAGTTGAAAGAGTTTCTCAGTCAAAAATTTTATACCTATCTTACTCAAACTTAACCGCGCCTAATTTAACGTTCCCAGCTTACACATTGCAAGGAAATAAAATAACTGTTTTTCCAGAAACAATTAATTCTGCGGATTTAATCAAGGCACAATATATAAGATATCCTAAAGTTCCAAAATGGACTTTTCAAACTCTTGCTGGGGGAGAACCCATGTTTGACCCAAGCCAATCAGACTACCAAGACTTTGAGCTCCCGGCTAGCGACTCTATAAACTTGGTGTATAAAATATTACAGTATGCTGGAATATCCATAAGAGAAGGAGATGTGGTTGCATATGCTCAATCGGAAGAGAACCAGCAAGAATTAGAAGAAAAATAATAAGATATGGCATATTTATCAGGATGGCAGTATTATGAAAACCAAGGGGTAAACCCTGACTTTACAGCTCCAGAAGATGAGAACTGGGGGTCATATCAGTATGTGTCTTTACCTGATGTGGTTAATAATTTTATGCTTATGTATCAAGGAGATCATGAGCTAATAAACAATATATCTAGATACCAAGTTTTATTCCACGCTAAGAGAGCTATACAAGAATTAAATTACGATGCTTTTAAGGAAGTTAAAGTATTACAGCTTGATGTTTCTGATGGACTGAGATTTGTTCTTCCGCCTGATTATGTAAACTGGATTAGAATATCATACTTTCAAGATGGAGTTCTTTACCCGCTTACAGAAAATATTCAGGTGAATTATAGCGAGGGTTACCTCCAAGACAATAAGTTTAGAATATTGTTTGATGAAAAAGGAGATATGCTTAAACCTGAGTTTGGTGAGGTTACACTTTCTAGAATAACAAATCAAACGCCAAGCATATACCTGAACGAAAATAGTCCGTTTGATGGTCAGGAAGGATACTGTTGTGATGGTAACTGGTATTTTGAGTACGCAGTTGGAGCTAGGTTTGGCTTAAACACTGAAACAGCTAATGCTAACCCTACGTTTAAGATAGATAAAAAGGGAGGGGTTATAAATTTTAGTTCTGGATTACAGGGTAAATCAGTTGTATTAGAGTATGTTTCTGATGGAATGTATGAGCTCCAGTATGTAGAGCAGCCCGACAACACATATAAACCTTTGGTTGATGATACTAAAATAGGCGTTAACAAGATGTTTGAGGAATATGTTTATGCTTACATTAAATATGCTATCTTAAATAATAGGTTTGGGGTACAAGAGTATGTGGTTAGAAGAGCTCAAAAAGATAAATCGTCTTTACTAAGAAATGCTAAAATAAGAATCAGTAACATTCACCCTGGTCGATTGCTTATGAATTTGCGTGGTCAGGCTAAAGTAATAAAGTAAATTGAAGACAACTCAGAATTTTGTTAGAGGCGTAATGAATAAATCTGTGGATGAACGACTGATTCGTCCTGGAGAATACATTGACGCTATGAATGTTAGACTTGGATCTACAGAAGGATCTGAGATTGGAGCGGTAGAAAACTCAAAAGGAAACACCAGACTTACCGACATTGATTTTGATGGGCAAAGTTTAAGTGGGCAAAACCCAACTTGTATCGGGGCTTACGCTGATTCTGAAAACGACACAATATATTGGTTTGTAACGTCTGATATAGGTGACTTAATATTATCATACGACGTTAGAAATAACAACCTAACAAAACATATAGAAAGTTATACTGTATTAAACTTTAGCGACAAACACTTAATCACTGGCGTAGATAAGATCGAAGATCTTTTATACTTTACAGACAACTTAAATCCGCCAAGAAAAATAAATGTATCTAGAGATTATAAGTTCCCTGAAAATGGGGTGGATAAGATTACAGATGAAGAGATTAACTTAATAGTTAAGCCTCCATCAGAAGCGCCTTCTGCATCACTAAGAAATTCACCGGGTGAAGAAAATTATTTAGAGACTAGGTTCGTTTCTTTTGCCTATAGATATAGATATGTTGACGGCGAATATTCTGCCCTTTCCCAATTTACAGATGTTGCCTTTGAGCCTTCACAATTCAGGTTCAATCTTGCAGACATGAACAATGAGGGAATGAAAAATATCTACAATAGTGTAAACGTTTCTTTTAACACAGGCCCTCAAGATGTTGTTGGTGTAGATGTGTGTTTTAAAATTCCTGAATCGAATGTCATAAACGTCATTGAAAAGATAGATAAAGAAGGTTTGGGATATCCAAACAACTCTACACAGTCACTTACCTTTAATAACGGAAAAATATATACTACGCTTACAGAATCGGAGTTATTAAGGCTTTATGACAATGTTCCATTGACAGCTAAATCTTTAGTTTTGATGGGCAACCGACTAATGTTTGGTAATTACATCGAAGGATATGATATATCTAATGAATCTGGAGCTCCCATAAACATAGATTTTGACACAGAAATTGTTACAACAAACCCTGGAGCTTCTGACTTAGAAGAAACATTCTCTAGCGGTGTATACAACTTTACAACAGGACAGAACAGTATATCAATACCTCAAAGTAAAGTCACCTTTGACTTTAGCGGATTAGATTTAAAAGCGGGGTCTTTACTTCAAATAGGATTTGAGTTTCAACACAACACTTTTGCAGGAGAAACATCTGGAAGCCCAAGTGTAACAGCGCCTATAGATGAAAACTTCTCATTTTCTTTACAAAGAGATTATGCAAATGCATTTGATTTAGTTTCATCTGCAGCTTTTCAAACTGCGATAGGAGCCTCCACCAGGTTTGGGAGTCCAAACGTCCAGCCAATTTCCTCGTGCGGAACTTCTAGCCAAGGGTTTAGTTTGACCGAAAGATTTGTGTGTGCGGTTGATAGCCCTAGAGTTGATAATACTTTTACTTGGGTTAAAGATGAATTTGGTGTTAATACGGCTTTTCAGGGTGTTGTGGTAACAGCAACTCCTGGATCAAACATTTTTAGCTTACAATTTCCTGCTATAAGATTTAAAGACGATACCACAACTCCAGGCACTGTTTACAATTTGTTTGAATATTTTTCTGTTTTTACAGTAAGCCCATTTTTTTCTTCATCAGCATCTATGCCTTCCATTTTAATAGGCTCGCCGATAAGACCCTTAGCTAAGGCTTGTTGAAATTCTTCTTCTGTTAAAGTGTCATTACCTAATCTAGCTTCAGTCCATGCAATGACATTAGCTTCAGTTACTGAACCATAAGCAGTAAACTTGCTCCAATCTGCTGGATTATTAAAATCCATGTCAATACCAGTTTCTGCGGAATCGCCACCACTATCTGTAGCTTTTAAGTATACTGTAGCTTTTTTAATCACATCTGCATATGTTGAACCACTCTCTGTGATGTCTTTTGTATATAAACATTTTACTGACCATGAATATGAATTTGCCATTTGTCTGTCTCCTTAATCTGACGTTGGTGCTGCACCAGTTATTGTGCCGCTATTCTGTGAAGTTATTGTAACACCTGATTCTCTCTCCCAAGCGGCTCCAGCAGCTCCTACACTTCCAGCAGAACCTCCAGATGAACCACTTGTTGTTGAATTTGTTCCAGTGCTACCAGCAGATCCAGCAGATCCAGCAGTACCATAACCACCACC